CATTGGCATTCTCTCAAGCCAATCCGTGCAAAAGGTCAGGCTCATTGCACATGAGTTAATGTGCATAAGCCAGCATAAAACCCCAGTAGACCCGCCTCCCCAAGGCAGTCTATTGGGGGCTGGTGAAACAGATCACTCCCCTTGGTTGATTTATCAGCCTTCACCGCCTCGCAGCAATGTCAGGCGGTTTTTTTATTCACGCGACCTGACGCATTCAGGGTTGCCGAAAGGCTTTGTATGTCCACTGAAACACAATTTAAAAAAGGCAAGGAAAAGGGGCCAGGTCGTCCCAAAGGTATGCCCAACAAGGCTACTGCGCAGCTTAAAGAAATGATTTTGGGCGCTTTGGACGCATCGGGTGGTGTTGACTACTTGACAGAGCGCGCAAACGATCCTAAGACCGCTGGCGCGTTCCTATCGCTGATTGGCAAAGTGTTGCCTATGACGATCCAAGGCCCAGGCGAAGATGGTTCGCACGTTTTCACAGTGATTGAGCGCCGAATTGTCAAACCTTCTGGCAATTGACACGGCAGAAGTCTTTGAGCCGCTATTGCAGCCAGCCAGGTACAAGGGTGCTCATGGTGGTCGAGGCTCTGCAAAGTCAAATTTCTTTGCTGAATTGTGGCTAGAGGAAAACGTTACAGCCAAGTACGACTTTGTTTGTCTGCGGGAAACTTTGAAGTCTTTGGAGTTCTCGGTAAAGAAACTCTTTGAAAGCAAGATAGAGCATTTCAACGCTGGTGCTTACTTTGAAGTGCAAGACAGGCGAATACTCACGAAGCATGGTGGCGTCACCATCTTTGAGGGTATGCAGAACCACACAGCAGAATCAATCAAGTCGCTGGATGGATTCGATAGGGCATTCTTTGAAGAAGCCCAAAACGCCAGTGAGAAAAGCCTAACGCTACTCAGGCCAACGATTCGCAATCCAGGTTCGCAACTGTGGTTCGCATGGAACCCGGATTTAGAGACTGACCCGATTGACAGGCTATTGCGTGGCCCTGAACTGCCAAAAGGTGCGATTGTTGTCGAAGCCAATTACATGGATAACCCGTGGCTTCCTGAAGAACTTCGGGAGGAGATGGAGTTTGACAAGCGGCGCGACCCTGACAAGTACGCACACGTTTGGCTCGGCAAGTACCGCAGGAACAGCGAAGCGCGAGTATTCAAGAACTGGACGGTAGAGGAGTTCGACGTTGACCCGACTGCGGTTATTAGACAAGGTGCAGATTGGGGTTTCTCTGTTGACCCTACTGTTCTTGTTCAGTGTTATATCGTTGGCCGAAAACTTTACATCCCGTATGAAGCCTATCGAGTGGGCTGCGAGATTGTCGATACTCCGGCGCTATTTATGTCGCTTCCTGACGCTGAAAAATGGCCGATGGTGGCTGATTCGGCTAGGCCGGAAACGATAAGCCATCTTCAAAAGAACGGATTTCCAAAGATCACCAGTGCCATCAAAGGCGCTAAGTCAGTAGAAGAAGGCGTTGAGTTCCTGAAGTCGTTTGACATTGTGGTTCACCCACGCTGCAAGCACTTGATTGACGAACTCACGCTTTACAGCTTCAAGACTGACCCGCTGACAAGCGAAGTCATGCCAGTGCTGGCAGACAAAGACAACCACGTTATAGACGCTCTTAGGTACGCCCTAGAGGGCGCAAGACGCGCTGCGAATGTACGCAAGCGCACTGTATTGAAAACAATCCCCGAATCTGAAAGCTGGATGTCCTAATGGCAACAAAAGAGAAAGATGATATTTTGGCTACGGCCAAAGAGCGTTTTGCTCTGTCATTAGAGCGAACAAGCGACAACAGAGAGATGCAGCGCGACGATATTCGTTTTGCTGCCGCGTCCCCTGATTCACCTTGGCAATGGGAAAAGAACGACCAGATCGCCCGTAAAGGCCGTCCCATGTTGACCATCAACAAGATGCCTCAACACATTCGCCAGGTCACAAACGACATTCGGCAGAATCGCCCGTCGATTCGTTTCCGTCCTGCTGATGACAAGGCAGACCCTGAAGTTGCGGAAATCCTACAAGGCTTGGTGAAGCACATCGAGGCGAACTCTGACGCTGACATTGTTTACGACACTGCGGCAGAGCATCAAGTTGTTCACGGTTTGGGCTACATGCGGGTTCTGACGGACTACATTCGCCCTGATTCGTTTGACCAAGACATCTTCATTGGACGGATTAAAGACCCGTTCAAGTGCTACGACGACCCAAGCATTCAAGACCCTGTTGGCTCTGACCGTCGATTCTTCTTTATTGAAGAACGCATGAAAGAGGACGAATTTAAGTCTGAATACCCTGACGCTGAACCGATTGATTGGACATTCAGCAAGGATGAAGGCGGCTGGTTCTCCGGTGACAAAGAAGTTCGCGTTGTTGAATACTACGAACTGACCGACAAGCCTAGCGAGTTGCTGCTGTGGGCCAATGGCTCTACAAGCTACAAAGGCGACCCGTTGCCTCCCGGTGTGTTCAATGGCGAAGTTCCATTAAAGACCCGCAAGGCCAACAAGCAGACTGTCATTTGGCGCAAGCTGAACGGCCAAGAGGTCTTAGAAGAACGCGACATTAAATGCCGTTATATCCCTGTTGCCCGTGTTGTCGGTAACGAATGGGAAGTGGACGGGAAAACGTACATCAGCGGCATTGTTCGCAACGCCAAAGACTCGCAGCGCATGTACAACGTGGCGCAGTCTGCCATTGTTGAACGGGTGTTGCAGTCTCCAAAGACTCCATTCGTTGCGCCTGCTGAAGCGATTGAAGGGTATGAGAAGCAATGGCAATCGGCCAACACTGCGAACCATGCTTTCCTGCCGTACAACCACGTTGATGAAAACGGCAATCCAATTCCTGCACCATCCCGTGTTTCGCCTGCTACGGTAGAGACTGGCCTGAATCAGATCGCCATTGGTGCGTCTGATGACATGAAAGCAGAGACTGGCCAATATGACGCTTCATTGGGTCAGAAGTCCAACGAGACATCAGGCCGTGCAATCATGGCCCGTCAGCGTGAAGGCGACACCGCGACCTATCACTACGTTGACAACTTGGCACGGGCTGTCCGTCACATCGGGCGAATAATTCTCGACCTGATACCGCACATCTACGACACCCAACGCATCGCCTTGATTCTTGGTGAAGATGACTCACAAGCCAACGTCACGATTGACCCTGCAAACCCTGAAGCTTTGACCGAGTACCGCGACGAACAAGGCGAACTCAAGCGCATTTTCAATCCGAACATTGGCACATACGACATCTACACGACCACTGGCCCGAGTTTCACGACTCGACGCATGGAAGCTGTAGACGCTATGACTGCCATGACCCAAGCAAACCCGCAACTGTGGCAGGTAATTGGTGATTTGCTGGTGAAAAATATGGACTGGCCTGGTGCTGAAGAAATGGCAGACCGCCTGAAGTTAACTCTATTGCCCAACGTGCAAGCTGAGATTGACAAAGACGAAGGCGAACCAGAAGTTCCTCCGCAAGTCCAACAAGCAATGGAGCAAATGCAAGGTCAAGTGCAACAGCTTGACCAAGTTATCCAGCAAATGCAAAGCGAAGTTGAGAAAGCAGAGCAGGAAAAGAACGCTGCAATCCTGAAAGCCCAACAAGCGCAAGCTGAATCTATGAGTCTGAAGCTGGAGATTCAAAAGCGCGATGCACTCGACCAAATCGAGGAAGCGCAAGAGGTCAGCGAAGAGCAAACCGAATCTATCGACCAATTGGAACTTGCCAAGCAGCAAGCCTTAGACGCTAGGGAGCGTTTCAAGATAGAGCAACAAACCGCTGCGGATGTTCGCAAGGCTGAGATTCAAGCCACGGCACAGATTGAGGTGGCACGTATTTCTCACACGCCAGTCGCACCCGAGCAAGACAACGAAACGCTCGGAATGATTGCGCAAATGATGGCGAATCAACAGGAACTCATGGCGCACGTTGCAAAGCCCAAAGCGTCACAAGTTCGCATTGTTAAACAGGCTGACGGTTCATTCGTTGGCGAAAAGATTGAGGGTTAAATATGGCAACGCTTACTTATGTGAAGTACCAAATTGGTACAGAGGTGCTGCAAGAGGCCGCAAACGCAGGTACTGATTCGTGGCGGTTGATTCTGTCCAATACAGCACCCAACGTGGCGACCAACACTACGGCAGTTAGTGCAAGCGAATTGGCTACAGGCGGTGGCTACACGGCAGGCGGTGTGACTTGCTCGGTGACCAGTGCAGCGCAGACGGGCGGCGTTTACAAGCTGGTTCTGGCGGCCCCTGCTTCGCCTACGTGGACAGCATCGGGTGGTGGCTTCACGTTTCAGTACGTGATTCTCTACAACCTGACAAATACCCAGTGCATCGGCTATTGGGATAGAGGCTCCCCTACTGTTTTAGTGGCTGGTGATACTTACACGCCGACGCTTGACGGCACGAATGGAACTTACACGGTCACCTAAAAATGGCTAATGCAATCGGCACTGCAGAAATCGACTTCGGAGCATTCCCCGGGTCTAATGACGCTAGTGTGACGGTTACCGGACAAACGACCATCAGTGCCACAAGCAAGGTAGAGTCGTTTGTCATGGCAGACGACACATCTACAGACGGCCACACGGCCAATGATCATAGGTACTTCAATATGCTGGCGGGGCTCACCTGCGGTACACCCACTGCAGGTACTGGATTTACTATTTACGCCACATCGCAGCAGAAGCTGCAAGGCAAATTTGCCCTTCGTTGGGTTTGGAGCGATTAAATGCCAATGGATTCAAGAATCGTCGGATCTGTTACCGGATATGGTGCAGAGGTTGATGTCAACAACAACTCTAAGGTCAATCTACCTACAACAGTTAACCAAGTGGGTTACGCAGCGCTAGCTGCTGAGTCTGACCCCGGCACGATCACTGGTACACGAGAGGTTCGCAAGGCACTTATCTCTTCCGAAAACCGGTTGCTGGTTGGTGCACCTTCTATTCTGGTTAGCAAGACATTCCCCGGTACAGCAGTAAACACAGGCTACTGGCACCAGATTGCAACGACCCAGACCGTGGCAGTAGCATCTGGTTTGCTCACCCTCAACAGCGGTAACGTGACTACGTTATCCACCGGTTCTGGTAACCAGAGTGCACAGCCTGTACCCATAAACATGGGCGGCATTACAGTAATTGAAACTGATGGCTACCCCACCAATACCCCACTGACAAACAACGTCACCGAATGGGGCGCATTCAACTACACCACGTTCAACGGCGCTATCACTGACGGCGCGTTGTTCCGCTTTAACTCTTCAGGTGAGTTCCGCTGCGTGCTGGTGACCAACAGCGTCGAGCTGCAATCTGCATCACTGAACGCTGCAACACTAGCACCAGTCAACACGATTAAGAACTACTTTATCCGCATCTCGGACGAAGGCGCAGAGTTCCTGATTGACGGTGTTCGGGTGGCTAACCTTGTGCGCCCATCTACAGCAGGCAGTTCCCTGCTGAACACGTCGCTCTACATCTCTCAGCGCACTTACACACTGGCTACTGCCCCAGCAAGTGCATCGCAGTTCAAGGTGGGTCACGTTGCCGCTTGGTTTGAAGAGGAAACCCCAAACCGCGACTACACCCTGAGCATGACTGGTCAAGGTGGTCATAGTGCTTACACGCAGGACGGCACAACTGTTGGTATCACGGCTCTGTACACTAACAACACGGCTCCGACTGCCGCTGTTCCGACCAACACCACGGCAGCGCTGGGTACTGGTTTGGGCGGTCACTTCACGGCTACTGCAACGGCTGCAGTCAATACCGACCTGATTATCAGCAGCTACCAGAACCCGGCCAATGGTGCAGCGGTAACGGGTAAGACGCTGTACCTGCGCGGCTGCTGGCTGGACACCTACGTTCAAACTGCCCTCACTGGTGGCGGTATGAATATCGTGTGGTATCTGTCCATTGGTAGTACGGCAGTATCCGAGGCTACGACCGAGAGCGCGACAACCAAGATTCGCCGCGTGATCCCATTGGGTGTGCAGACCTTCGCTGCTGCCGCGGCTGCGCTGGTAACCGGTGCTCGTATTCAAGTTCCTCTTACTGACGTTCCGATTTTCCCCGGTGAGTTTGTGAAGGTGTGCTGCCGCTATGTGGGCACTGCGGCAACTGCTGGTGCTTTCGGGCACTTGATCGGCTTCGACGGCTTCAACGAGTAATCTAAATGTCCCTGCTCCTTGCCCTAACAGGTGGCGGCGGTGGGCCAGTCAACTATGCGGACTCACTATCCGC